CCAATCTAGGCTCGCGTTCTAGTCCACTCATACCCTCCAAGACTTGCTGGTTCCCCTTTTTTTACATGGTGGGAGACGCGGTTAAGCGGACGTATCCATGTGCTTGGAGTCGGAGAGAAAGTCTTTGATGAGGATTGCAGTCTTGTGGTAGGATTCAATCGTGTCGGTTGTGACCACGATTCTTCCTTGTTGCAATCGGACATTAAAGGGACTGGTAATCCCGCCGACACATTCAATCTAACACCCTGCCTCCTCAAACACAAGCTGCTTAATATTTTTCTTTACCATCTCCCTGCTAACTTCAGGACGAACTACTTGCATGATGAACGTACTGATCACTAAGTGTTCAATGTCATGATAGCTCATGTGCCAAACTTTTTTGTCTAACCCATATTGATATTTGTGCAGAGGTTGTGGCGCTATCTTTGTGATGTAATCTAGCCTCACTTGGTCTCTCCTATGAGCTTATTCAAATACCACTGAGCTTTCTTCAGATCCTCCAAGGCAGATCCTTTGTACTTATGCCTATGGAGATACTTGTGGCAATTACCCAACAGATAAGCGCCAAATTGATCTCCTAGCTGCTGTTTGATGTAATCAATACATTCAATCTCGCCTTCGTTGTAATGAGGTGGTTTCTCCACCGCTAACCATCTCAATTGATTCCACTCTTCTTCCGTTGCGTTTGGCATTAAAGCCTCCTGAAAATGTAATAGACGTTCCTGCCGTTTAGTGGTTTTCCATATCTATTCTTGATACCTTTCTCTGCAAAATGATCTGCTATTTTTCTTAAACTAAGACCTTGCTCTTTCATCGCAATCATTTGCCTGATTATCTTCTGTTCCTTTTCTACGATCTTTACCACACCGTTGACATGCTTGGTCCCGAAACTGGCAATGGGTCCGATTGTCCCGCCCTTCTCTCGCCGCTTCTGCATGCCTATCTTGGTGAGTTCTGATGTCCTCAGAAGGTGAGGCGAATGCACCTTGGAGTGACATGGCGCACATAGATTAATAGTCTTTGTACCGCCTAAAATCTTGGGTACAACGTGGTGAGCGTGATCGGCCTGGATGCCGCATTCAAAGCACACCAAGCCTTTTCTTTTCTTTTCTAATTCTGGCATTAAAGTCTGCCAACATATCCCTATAGTCCTGGGCATACAGCTTAACGGGTGTGCGCTGATTTGCAAGCATCTGATCTACATGCTGTTTTCCGAAGTTTCGGATCATAAAAAGAGTGTAAACCTGCGCTGCTGAACCGTGTCTCATCCCGTAAATATTACATCCAGGACATTGCGGCCACACATTGTTGGAGTCAAATGCGTAGAACGAACTACTTCCCTTGGGTAAAAAATGACCACCGTGAACCGTGGTATAGTGTTGAACTTTCCCGCAAGTGACACACTCGCAGAATCCGTTATCATCTGCCTCTTCTAGTCTTCTCAGCAGTTGAAAAGCAGTCAAACATTTAGATCTCGCCGTTTTTGGCACGTTGGAACTCACTATCTTTGGGATTGGTTAATTGTACCCCATGGTCAATCCCCCAATGAAAGACTTGTTCCATAAATTGATGCATCTCTCCTTTGTCCAACGACCGTGTTGATCTCAACTGATTAGGAATCGTTGTCTTGCCTACGACCACATCCTCAGTGCCTAGAAACTCGTTCTTCATCAGCTTCTTCATATCATCAGGCGTGACAGAAACCTTCTCAGAGAAGTGCTTAGACATCTCACCGCACCACATGTGGAAGAGAGAGTTCTGACTCAAAGATCTAGCCGTGGAATATGCTTCCAACTTCCAAGCCACAGGGCGCTCGTAGTTCCAATCTTCAAGATGGCGGCGAAAAAACCGCAGGACGGTGTCAATGTCCTTACGGTTGTTAATCATCCAGAACTGACCGTTCATGAGATGTTGCCTTTCCAGTACTCATCAACCAAGTCTTGAAAAATAGCTTTTATCTCTTCCCACAATTTAGTTATCATCGTCCAACTCCAAAAAATCAAACGGGTGCATGCCTAGCTGCTTGGAGACTTTGTCCACCAGAGACAGTTTAGCGTCTTCCCTGTATCTCCATTGAGAGACCTGCTGTTTAGTAATACCAAGTTGGGTAGCGAGTTCCGTAGAACTCACCCCCTTGATCACTTGGCCCAATCTTAGCGACTTACCGAAATTAAAACGGGACATCGTCATAAACTTCCTTGCCAGTTAGCTCAGTTACAGACGTTTTAGGCTGACTAGGCACCCAAACATCGTTGATCTTGCCCTTCATGATGGGTTGGTTGCCTGACGCATCCTGCCGCCACAAAGCGATGTCTAAAGTCTCGCCTTCCTTGATGTCTCTGTGAGCCACAACTTTGCCGGACAAGGTAGGTCCATTGGCTCTGTCGCTTTTCCACATTGAGACTTGTCCACGGTTATCGTATTGCATTAAATTCTCCCTATCAGAGTTAAGTTAGTTTCAAGATCTTCCAGCAATTTATCAATCGCCGCTGAAAGGTTAGCGATGTACTTATCATCACGATCTATTTTCATGATTAGGTTGGGTAAGTCAGGGTGATAAGACATAAACCAATAATCTGGCAAGTCCATCAACATCATCGTTCCCTGCACTTGAGCGTAATACTCAGGTGGCATTTGGTTATTGTTGTGAAAATCAATCAGATACTTCACATGCGTAGTGTGCATCGGACATTTGATCTCCAATCCAGACAGATCCTGTATAAGCCGATCAGGACTGCAACCAACGGTCTGATCGTCGTTGGTCACAAACCCGATCTCTCGGCAGATTAAATCGGTCTGGAAGCTAAATACGTTGGCAGCTTCCGGTTCTAAGTCACGCCCTCGCTTCATATGAAATGTGTCAAAGCTATCAAATCGTTTGCCTGACATCTTCTCAGCAAGGAGTTCATGCATGTACTTCTCTGAACTGGCACTAGCCTTGCCTGTGGGAGTCAGAAGGTCTTTAAATCTACTGGCAGAGGGTACGCCTAGTCTGAGCGCGAACCACTCTTCTGAGCCTTGTTCTACGTTATGAATCCGCATAAACACCCCTGTTGTATAAGTAGTCTTCAAACCAATCAACATTCCCGTCAAGCCAAAACTCAAAATCAAGATGTGTTTCATTTTCGGCTGCTTCTTTAAGCACCATCCATCTTTTGTACGTTCTTACGCACCAGCGCATTGAGTTTTCTGCCATATTTTTTTGCCTGTAAAACCCGTCAATAGCTCCGGTACGCACATCTTGGATGTACCACCATGCATCGTCAGTGTCGCTCATTACTTAGCTTCCTTAGCCTGTATCGCTTTCTTCTGCTGAAGCTGCTTTTTGGCTTTCTCGTACTGGGCATCAGTAAGACTCTTGAGATTCTCTACGTTATAGACGTTAAGGAATGCTGACTTGTTGGAGTTGGTAGAACTTAACATGGCATCAAGACGCGCAACTTTCTGATCAGAGATGTCTTCTATGCCTAGATCTTGAGCGTCTGTGTCTTCGTCAGCACATACCGCCCACATTGATTGCGCTTGATACCTTTTAAGATAAGTAGCCATTGAACCCAAATCTTGAATAGGATTCTTAGACGTTTCTGATATCTTCAGACTTGCAGTTTGTCGTATCCACTCACCCGAACCGTGGGATATCTGGCTAGAAACAGATACGCACCCGTCTTGAGCCTCCACTGCCTGAATGAATGACAGTCCGTTAGCGGATGCCGCCGGACGGATACAACCAAGCACTGAGGTTAAATCAGCATACTCATTCTTGAAGAATGTGTTCTTTGTGTTTTTGCCTGGATTGCGAATCTCTGACTGAGCTTTAGCTAAAGCTGTAGCGAGTTCGTTGATGTTTTCTGACTGTCGCATTCTCTTCTCCTTAGTTAAAACAGTTGCATAGTAAACTGTTTAGCTGAAGAAGTAAACAAAAAGAATAATCAGATTGGGGAAAAGATGTGATACACTACGATCTCTTCTCCCAGGGCTTCGGCTCATTTGGCCCACTTCGGTGGGTCTTTTATTTATATGTCCAGATAACCGGAGTGGTTTGACGGATGTCCACATGGACGAAAGTCTTCGCAATACCTATTCCTGAAAACCCTAGCTCAAGAGCATTTGAAACGATAATGTAACGCTCGCGCCCGTTATTAATAGCAATATCAGCGGCACACCCTTTTCCATGTTGTCCAGGTCCATTCGGC